ACACCAGCAATCACGGACGCGCTCTCCTAATCAAAGACCTAAAAGATTGTAGATTAGGAACCCCTGTCCCTACGGACAGTTTCAGATTAAAGTACTGAAACAGAGTCCTTATTTGAGCCAACCTTCTTTAAGCCCATACTCATAGCAATTGATGCCGCTACTGCAGTAACACCAATTTTAAGGTTTCCTGTGTCGGTCAAGGCATCAAAGCTTGAACCCGCTGCCACCCATGCACCGAGATATGCGGTCACGAATGTTTTCGCTGCCTGCTCAACTACTTGCTTGATGAATGCTACGCTCATTTTGTCCTCCTATGTTCGGAACTAACTTAAGATTATCATTAAATTTTAAATCAAATTGTTCATTATTTGTTGACATCTAAAATTTCTTGGCGTTGTTAATAACGATAAGATTTGAGCAATCATGACAAAAACTCGCAAACCAACAATTGCATTCATAACTGGAGATTGGTCTTGGGGCACAGAACCACTACAACCAAATGGCTGTGCGTGGTACAGATGCAAACTCCCTTTAGATGAATTAAAAAAACATAAGTGGGTAACAGGATTGGGGTTCCCCGGGTTCTCTCATGAAAAAGGATTTGGATTGATTATCCAAGATGGTCAAATCATTCACGGATGGGACATTATTGTTTTAAAATTATTGATGCAGAAACAAGTTTTAGAATGCATGGACAGAGCTAAGGAACTTGGTCAAAAAATTATAGTTGATGTTGATGACTGGTTTGATGGTCTTGCTAAAACAAATCAAGCATATGCGATAACAGACCCAAAAAATAATCCAGAAAACAATCGAGCAATATATGCAGAAATAATTAAAAAATCAGACGGAATAATTACAAGTACGCCTTTTCTATATAACTATTATTCAAAAATTCACAAAAATGTTTATATGGTTCGCAATGGTATAGATATTGAAAGATGGCCTCCTGTTAAATTACCTTTTCGTAAACGTCAAACAATTGGCTGGGTTGGCGCAACATCGTGGCGTTCAAATGATTTAGAACAACTTAATCCTTGGTTTTCTGATTATTTAAAAAATAATGGTTTTAAATTTCATCATTCTGGAGCAACTCTTGAATCGGAATCTGTTGCGGATATTTTATCGATACCTTTAAAGATTTTTCGTCAAAGTCCAATCGTTCCAATCTTGTCTTACCCATATTCGTTTGCGCACATGGATATAGGAATTGTCCCTTTAAGCAACATTGAATTTAATCATGCTAAATCTTTTATAAAAGGTCTTGAATATGCTGCCGCTGGTGTGCCATTTATTGCTTCATACTCTCCCGAATATCAATATCTCGCCGATAATGGGATTGGACGAATAGCAAATACGCCAGATGAATGGATGAACCATTTTGATGAACTAAAAAATTTAAAAATCAGACGAGATGAAATTGCTCATAATTATGAACTATTAGACAACTTCACAATGAAAAAAAGAGGCGTAGAGTGGGATACAACGTTTAAGTTAATATTGGAGAAAATATGATTACAGTTGGAACGACAGTACATGCATTTGTGATGGATAACGAAGACCATTGGGCTTCGTGGATGAAGAATGCAGAAGAAGTAAAAGAAAATTATCAACGTTTTGGCGACTGGGTCAACGTTCAATATTTTGCGGCGATTCAAGTAGATGCTAGAGGCTTGCAGCCATTTAAACCCTTTATAAGCAGACTAGAAGAAATTGGTGGTACGTTTTGGACATACTCGCTTGACGATGGACGTACTGAGGTAAATACTAAAAATAGAATTCGCCATATTACAGTAGGGCAAAATTTAGTTAATGATTTTGCAATGTCAAACCCTGCATGTACACATATGTTATTTCTTGCTGCAGACACAATGCCATCAGACGACATTTTGCCTAAAATGTTGGAAATGAACCATCCTTTATGTGCTCCATATATCACTACATATGGACTGCGTGGGCCCATGGTTGATAAATACCCATTCCCGGTAATGGACGCCATGGCATCTGCGGCTGCAATATTTATTGCAAGAGAAGTGTTCTCCGGTATTCGGTGGAGATGGGATATGGATAAAAACATGTCAGATGACCCATGCTTTCATCATGATGCACTTCATTATTTAAAAATCCCAACATATGTACGCGAAGATTGTCTTGCAAAACATTTTCCTGAAGCTGTTGGGGCCATTGAGACTCGTGGTCATGATATGACGGTTTATAGATGATTAAGCAATTGCGCGAATTTCATACTGAAGAATTATTGGCTCAAATTTATGCAAAACCACACGACCACCGTATTTATGGTCGAGGACATCACGTACGTGTTGAGGTGACAAAAAATATTGTTAGAGACGCTATTGCGATAATGGACGCCAAAAGTATCGCGGACTTAAGTTGTGGCAATGGAGACATAGTTAAAACAATGGGTATGCAGAATGTTTTTCTTGGAGACTACGCACCAACATATCCATTAGTTGGACCAATCGATAAAACAATCGCCAGCATCCCAACGGTTGATGTTTATGTATGCTCAGAATCTCTTGAGCATGTAGAAGACCCGTTACAAACTTTGAAACTCATCCGAGACAAATCTAAATACTTAGTTCTTTCTACACCAATAGAGAACTGGGAAGACAACAACGCAGAACATTACTGGTCTTGGGATAGGCACGGTGTTGAAGACTTGCTTAGCCAGTCAGGGTGGATACCAAATATTTTTCTATATTTAGACACAACAGTATTTGGCGAGCCATATAAATATGGGATTTGGGGATGCAAATGAAAATTTTAATTACTGGTGATGCCGGGTTCGTTGGTGGTTATTTTAGAAAAGCATTAGATGGTCATGAAATTGTTGGTATCGATATCAAGAATGGAGCATCTAAGTGGCAAGACGCTAGATATTTTTTTGCAAATGACAACACATATTTTGATTTAGTAGTTCATCTCGCTGCAATAGTTGGGGGAAGGGCAACAATAGAAGGTGAGCCATTATCTGTCGCAGTAGACCTCGCAATTGATTCGGAATTATTTCAGTGGGCACTAAGAACAAAACCAGGAAGAATTATTTATTATTCTTCTTCGGCTGCTTATCCAATTAAGTTGCAAGATTATGGTTCTACGCATCATCTAACCGAATCAGATATTGACCTAAAAAATATTCAATCTCCTGACTATACATACGGTTGGGCAAAACTCACGGGAGAAATGCTTGCAAGTTATGCAGAAAAAGAAGGATTAAGAGTTCATATATTTCGTCCGTTTTCTGGATATGGCGAAGACCAGTCTCTTGATTATCCTTTTCCATCATTCATTAAACGTGGTATTGAAAAAGCAAACCCATTTAAAATTTGGGGTTCAGGAAATCAAGTCAGAGACTTTATACACATGGAAGATGTTGTTGCGGCAACACTAGAGGCCGTACGACAAGACATACAGGGTCCAGTGAATTTAGGACTTGGGCGAGTTACTTCATTTAACGATTTAGCAACTTTGGTAACAACCGAATGTGGTTATTCTCCTGAGTTTGAAAGGATAATTGGAGCACCAGAGGGAGTTCAATACCGTGTATGCGACCCTACAAAAATGTTGTCTTTTTATACACCCAAAATAACTCTTGAAGAAGGCATCAAAAGAGCAATATTGTATTTTAGAAATTAAATTGTTGATTTTTAATTAACCTCTCTTTTACCTCTCAAAAATGCTAGAATTGGAGGTATTTTTTTGGAGGTTGGATGTTCCGGCGGCGCTATCGTATAAACAAATCAGCGGCCATAATGGTTATTCCGTCGGTATTTTTCTTATTTTTAAGTTTTTTTGGTTTTTCTGCGTCAGTTCAAGCAACAGGTGAAACCCCAATCCCGGATGCTGGATTTGAAGACAATTCTTTTACTGGATGGAATAAAGGTTCCCAAACCGGAACTCTCGGCAATTCGATAACCCAAAGCGGTACTGGCGTAACCATATTTAGCGGGTCAAGAACTTTTACTCACTCTTCTCATCCTGCTGTTGGAAGTGACCCATCATCTATCTATTATGCTCCAGCAGTAAGTGCTGGCAGTTGGACATTTGCCCCAAATAATGCGACCTATGCCGTAGCGCTCCAACCCAAAAACAATCAGCAAACTTTTACGCAAGCAATGACTGCTTTGGGTCTTTCTGGCGCCAATGAAACAGCAATTAGAAACAGGTTGACAGCAGACCGAAATGCTTCTGGTATGGGTAATGCGAACCCAACAGATGCTGCGTGGATTACGAGAGAAGTTGAACTAACTGCCGATGTTACATACACGATGTCTTGGAATTACATCGGAACAGATTATGTTCCATTCAACGATGGCTCGGTAACTTCTTTGGTGTCGGTCAATACGCCAAGCACTCCGACAATAACCGTCAACAATTCAGTTCAAGAATATGCGCTTCTTGGCTTTACCAACCCAGGCACTGGTGACTATTCAACCAATTCCTATGGGGCTACTGGTTGGCAAAAATCTACTTACGAAGTAAGCGTCACAGGTACTTATAAATTAGGTTTCACTGTTTTCAACCTCGGAGATACTGGCTTGTCTCCAGTGCTATTGGTTGACAATGCCACCGGAACAGCAGAACGATGCGTTCCTGCAGGCAGTAATTGCACAACTTTTGGTGGCGTTGCATCAAACAGTCCGACTGCCCCAACTGTTGCTCCTACTACTACTGCTGCTCCAACTACGACTACAACTCTTGCACCCGCTACATCGCTGGTTGTTACAAATCTTCTTGACGATGGTTCTTCTGGTTCTTTGCGTTGGGCGATTACTCAAGCAAATGCAAATTCTGGTGGGATATACGACTCAATAACTTTTACATCCGATGGG